AGCCGGTTCAAATCCGAAGAATTGGAGAAACGAAAGAGGTAAACCTTGTGTATTACCAGATGACCACAATTTTCCACATATAGATGGATACCTAAGAAGAGGACAAGTTGCACTACTTCATTCAAACGTAGTACATGGTTCAGAACCAAATACTTCAAATAGATTCAGAAGAGCGTTCTTAACTGGTTACATCAAAGAAGGTGCAAACTTTGCAACTGGTAACCATATGAAAAGAGAACCAATCGATGTAGGTTCTGCAAAAATTTCCTAAAATAATTGCAAAATAATTACAAAATGCCTTGGAAGTCTCGGCTTTTTTTACTATATTAGCTATGTAAGATTGTTAATAAAACCTAAAAGTATGAGTAAAAAAGTAAAAATTTCGATTGATGGGAATGAGTTTCTAATTCCTTCAGAATCCATAGGATATGATACCTATAACAACAACGAACCTTATGTTTATATGAGAGCAAAAGTTGTTGCTTCAATAATCAAACAATATGTTAAGAAAAATTACCCTACATTAGTTGTATCAGCTACTTCTGATGTTTATAGTGGTGGTTCTTCAGTAAGAGTAAATGTGTGTAACCAAGATGGTTCTTCAATTTCTGATTACGATGTATTTGAAGATATTCAACAATGGCAATACAAATTGAAGGCTGGTTCTTTCAATGGTATGATTGATATGTATGAAGATAGAGAAGATTCTCCTACTACTGATAATGGAACTCCTCTAAAATATTTTCCTTCTTACATCTTTATAGAAAACAAACCTAATTGGGGTACTAAACACTATTGGATGAATGAGTGGAACGAGTGGTGTGAAAAAACCCTTAATCCAACTGATGAAGAAAAAGAGTGGATTGATAAAATCGTTAACAACTATGGCGGTTGGTTAGGATATAACAAACAATTCATGAGTAAAACAGTTCTTAAAAATATTGATTCAATAATGGGATGTGTATGAGAATAGGATATAAAAAATTTAAAGAAATTAAAAAGTGGTATGGTTCATCTGATTTTGAAATTGGATATGATTCAGATGGACTAACACTTAGATTCGGATATTGGAATAAAATAAATGCGGAAGAACTAAGTGATATATTACCTGGTTACTTCACACTTACAGAAAATCTTGTAGATGATGATGAAGATTGTGGAGAACTTTACAACTATACAATTAGTAGAGAATATAATATTTAAATGCTTATAGTAGAAACCAATAAAGAGAAAGACCAATTTCTCGATTATTGGAATAACGAACAATGTACGATTATTCCGATTTGGGAAGATTTGGAAAAGCATCCTATGAATAATGGGGTGTCTTTTTTATATGTATCATTTAAAAATCTTGATTTCATCCTTCCTTTTAATCATAATGATTGCGAACCTTTAACTATTGATTTATCACAATCAAATCAACCTAAGTGGATTTGGGATAAAAAAGGATTCTTACAAACCGATATACAAGTTAAGAATTTAAAAGATGTACAAACTGCTCTATTCTTTGAACAAAACAACATATACGATTTTAAATCGAAAATAGAGGTTCTAACGAACTTTTATACAAGATTGGGTATGAGAGATAGTTTGGGTAAAAGTATCTCTATAATGAAATGGGGTGAAGTGCTACGAGACATTGTTGGTGATTGGAATCTTGATAGTACTGTTAAATGGATTGATGATACGATGATTCCTACCCTTTCAGCCATAGAACGTTTGGGATTAGAGGTCGATAGGAAAAAATTTCTTGATAGATGGAAAGATAATGAAAAATCACTTAAAGGTAATAGAACCTTTACCGAATACAATCCTTATACAATAACAAGTAGACCATCAAATAGACACTTAGGTATTAATTACTCTGCTCTTAACAAGAAAGATGGTTCAAGAGAATGTTTCATTCCGCAAGAAGGTAAGAAGTTTGTACAATTCGATTACGATGCATATCATGTTAGGATTATTGGCAAGTTGATTGGATATGATTTACCCGATACTTCGGTTCACCAATGGTTAGCAGACCAATATGGTTGTGGATACGATGAATCCAAAGGAAGAACGTTTAGAATCTTGTATGGGGGAGTATCGGATGAAGATAGGGAAATACCTTTCTTTGATAAGGTTGATAAGTTCATTAGAAAGATGCAAGAAGATGCTATCAAAAACGGTTACTTAACGACTCCGAAAGGAAGAAGAATTCCTTTAGGATGGATTGAACAACCAACCGCACAGAAGTTCTTCAACTACATCTTACAAGCAACCGAAACCGAGTTCAATATAGAGGTATTAAAAAAATTAGTTGAAACCGACACTATCCCTTGTTTGTACACATACGATTCGTTCTTGTTCGAGCTGAGTGATTCAACAAACGTCCCAAAGATTAAGGCCGTTCTCGAATCTTATGGATTTCCAGTCAAACTTGATGTTGGTGATAATTATTCGGAAGTATAATGAAAGAAACTTGTATCATACCATTTTCTGGTGGGGTTGAATCAACTGCAACTTTAGTTTGGGCTCTTGAAAAAGGAGAAGTACCTTATGTATTTCATTTAGTTACAAATGGATATTGGGAATCTCAATTGAAATCTACTAAAAAAATAGCCGAAGAGTTGGGAATTAAAGTTAACTACATAATGGTTGATTGGAAAGATGTTTATTCAGATTATGATTCAACGATAAAACATTATGGTCAAGAACCACCAAATAACTTGTATTGGTTACATTGGACTCAGATTATACAAACGTACAATCCATTTATAAAAAAAGTATTTATTGGATTTAATGGTGGATTAAAAAAGTTAGGAGATAATTCTAGTGATTATAAACCAGAACAATATCATAAAACAGTTAAATTGTTAGAAGAACTTAGTGGAGCAGAATATAAAACTCCACTAGAAAATTTAACAAAACTACAACAATGGAATATGATACCAAAGAAAATACAAGATATGACTGTCAGTTGTATATCTCCAAAAGATTATCCATGTGGTAAATGTTTTAAATGTGTGGAAAGAGAGAAGATGTTGACTGGAGAATCATTATTATGATAATCTAATATTTATATATTGAACTAACATTTAAATAAAATTATGAAATTATTAAAGTTATTCTTCCTTACGTTCTTCTTAGTAGGATGTACTGCAGAAGAAATTGTATCTCAAGAACTAAGAAACGAGGTCATAATTGAGAACGAAGTATTTAAGGTGTGGTATAGTGAAGTTTTGGAACAACCAGTAAAATTAATATACACATCAACAGATAGACCAAAAAATGTAGATAGAGGTAGTATGGATTTTCATAAAGAGAATGGAGTACATACATCAGACAAACATGATTACTACGCTAATATATGGGATAAAGGACATCTTGCACCTGCTGCAACATACTCGGATTCTTATAATAATCTTTACACAACATTTTCTTATTTGAATTGTGCTCTACAAGAACAAAACCTTAACAGAGGTGAGTGGAGATTATTAGAAGAACAAGAAAGAGTTTGGGATGATGAACAAAATCTTACAATCACAGTAACCTTAACTTGGGAAGATGGACATCAAATCTTACCAACAGGTGGTCATGTTCCAAGTCATATGATAAAACATATTTATTTTGAAGAGGATGAAACTTGTAGAAAGTTTGTATTTCCAAATGAAAAACCGACACAAGGTTGGGAAGAATATGAAGTATCATGTGAAAATAACAAAACATCACGTGCAAAAACCTTATTTTAATATTTATATAAGATGAATTATAGTGAAAAAATAGATGAATTACTTGAAGAACTATCTCTAAGAGTTGGGATAGTTGATGTCTTTAGTTTAAAACAAAGAAGCGATATTTCTGAAATCTTAACAGAAATGGGTGATTTACAATTCAAAAACATTATAATGGAAATCTTATATGAAGAAGATGAATCTGATTATTCACACTTAGGTGCTGGAATTTTTGTAAAGAAGGGTGATGAAGATAAAGAAAACGCACAAAGATTTAAGAAAGATGGAGAAGGAAAAAATGCAACATTTCAACCTATATCACCAGATGAAGTTGATAGGATAAAACAACAACAAGGTGATGCAGGTAAAAAAGCTGCAGAAAAATCTCCACAAAACCAACAAGGGGGTGGGGAACAACCAGAAGAAAAACCAAGAGGTGGTGCATTCAAAGGTAAAGGTGGTGATGATTATAGAAGCAATCTTCCAGCTGATGACCCTGCAAATAATAAATTCAAACCTACTTACGAGAAAACAGAACAGAGACAAATAGATTCAATGAAATCTAAAGGTAAAGAATATTACAAAGAGTTATCACCAGAGAATCAAAAACTATTTAATACTTCAATGGAAAAGGTTGAAGTTCTGATGTCTAGTAATGCTACTGAAGAACAGAAACAAGAAGCAGCAGAATGGTTGGTTGATAATATGAAGTTTTCTACAAATGCAAATGGTAAAAAAGCATACTTCAATAAATTAGGTGGATATAGAAAAATAATTTCTGGTCCAGCAGGAACAAAAGCTTCTGAAGAGTTAGTTAATAGAGTAAAACAATATGCTGATGTTAAAGAATATAATGCAAGTGGTGTTAAAACAGTTCTAAGTACAGCATCAAAACCTGATTTAGGAAAAGATAACGAGGCTCTTCCAAAGAATGATGAGGGTGTTAAAAATTTATTCCAAGCACATCCAACATTGAGTAGAATTAGAACATCATTACATGGATTATATGGTGTAAAGGATGAGAATGGAAAAGTTAAAATGCCTTCCAACAAGTATAGTAAGGAATATCTTAAACAGAGTTTTGATAATCCAGCAATAGATAAAACAATAGAGGCATCACAAAAATTAGTAGATGCAGGACAATTAGATGAAAAATTTGTAACTGCATTAAAAGAACATAAAGAGAGATTGAGTAAGATACTAACTGAACACGAAGTACCAAGTGAAGAAGCAAAAGATGCAATTAACGATAGTTATAATGAATTATTTTCAAATCTACATAACTCAGATTCAGATGCTGCAAGTGCAGTTATAAAACAAATTGCAGAAAATAACTTATATGAACAAGAGTTAGCAAATGGTGAAGAAGTATATTTACCATCTGCAGGTAATTTCCCAGGTGGTGATAAAATACTTAAAACTGGTACTGAAAGAGTTGATTTAATTAGTTGTAAATTTGGTAAAAGTGGTAGAACATATGGATTCCCTGCAAATGCAAAAGCAGTAACACAACTACATCCAGATGAAACAAAACGAGGAAGAAGTGGTCAGTATATCGGTGAAGAAGGTTATACTATGATGGTTAAGGACGAATTAGTACTAGGTAGTACCACCGATGAAAGTAAACAAAAAACTCAGAAGTTTATAAAAGATAATTTAGATGAAATTGGATTAGGTGGAGTATTTTCAAATACAGAAATAAAACAAATATCTGAAATAACAGTTGAATATCAAGAATTTATTACAGATGTTAAATCTCAACTTGATGGAGTAAAACCAGCAGCGTTATATTGGGAAAAATTTAATGAATTAATTGCTGAAAAAGAAGAAGAACTTTCTACTAAATTAGGAGAGTTAATTAGTGATGACCAACTATCTTCAATTATAGGACCAAATAACCTTAAAAATATAAAAAATAAAAAAGGACAAGTTAGACCACAAAATTTACTAGGAGCAATTGAAATATCAAATAATATTAAAACTGGTGGTGGATATGGTTTATCACATAACAAACAATATTTTGATGAAAATAGTAAACCAAAATATGTAACTGAGGAAGGAACTACTAATGTAGATGATTACTCAATTACATTCAGAGATAAAAGAACAAAAGGTAGGGCAGGTGGTGGCCCACTTATATCATTCTCTGGTGATGGAACTAAACAAGATGATTCAGAGGAATCTGAAGAATAAATAATGTACATTGTTAAGTACATTTTGAAAAAAGATTTTTATACTTATATGTAGACCAACTATAAGGGATAGAAATTATTAATGAAAACACAGTTATTATGCACCTTTACTACAAAGGAAGATTTACAAACAACCTTACAAGAAATTAGAACTACATATAGAATAGTTTATAACTACATCTATGTGCTCCAAAATAAAGGTAATCTAAATGAACTTTTTGTAACGTACAATATAGATACAGAATATCAACCAGATAAACCATTAGAGAACACAATATTAGTTCATCGTAAGAAACAAAGTAATACTCTTTACACAATCAATGCATTGAATGAATTGGTAAAGGAAGAAAATAACGGTGTATTAGATAAATCATTTTCTATCGATTGGGATAAATTTAAGAACTCAATCATTGTTACCAATGTCGAAGGTACAAAGAAAATATCTACAAGAGTTTTTGAAATTATAGATTTCAGCAAAAATAGTTAAGAAAACATTTGGAGCTTTCCAAAATATTTTGTATATTAGCTGTAAAAATAAATTAGTTATATGAATAAACAATCCGCAGTGGAATATTGCGAAGAAAAATATCCACAAACTACACAAGAATTTAAGAACATCCTAGATGAAATGTATGAAACCTTCTGTAAAAAACAGAGGAATTATGGGCCTGGTAACATATCAGTTGGTACACCTTTAGAAACTGAAGATGATATCAAAGTTGCACTTACAGGTCTTTGGTTTAGGAAGAATGATAAGATTCAAAGATTATTACAATTAGTGGTAAAAGGACAACCAGATGAGGTAGGGGAGAACATCCAAGATACCTATGAAGATTTGTCTGTATATGGTGTAATATCACAAATTGTACAAAGAAAAAAATGGGCCAAATAAAACTTTACGTTTTCACAAATTGGCCATATTTATATATACACCAAGTGTAACAGTACACTTAAAATAAACTGTAAAACTTAAACATTTAAATTTAAAATTAATTATTATTATGGGAATTGACATTAACGCAATTAAGGGTAGATTGAACAAACTTCAAAATACTCAAAAGAAGTCAGATTCACTTTGGAAACCAACACCTGGTAAAACCCAAGTTAGAATCGTACCTTACAAGTTCAACAAAGACAATCCTTTCATTGAACTTTACTTTCACTACAACATTAACAACAAAACTTATTTATCTCCACAATCATTTGGTAGACCAGACCCTATTGTAGAGTTTGCGGATAAACTAAAGAGAATGGGTGATAAAGAAGATTGGAAGGCTGCAAAACAAATGGAGCCTAAGTTAAGAACTTTTGTACCTGTTATAGTGAGAGGTGAAGAAGGAGAAGGTGTTAGATTTTGGGGATTTGGTAAAACAGTATATCAAGAAATTCTTGGATATATTGCAGACCCCGATTATGGAGATATCACCGACCCTTCAAGTGGTAGAGATTTAACAATCGAATACAAATCTGCAGAAGATGCAGGAACAACTTATCCTACTACCACTATCAGAGTTAAACCATCTCAAACTCCACTTTCTGATAATTCAGATACAGTGGCTAATCTTTTAGAAAATCAAACTGAAATTACAGATTTATATTCTGAACTTTCTTATGATGAACTTAAAGATGTACTTGAAGGTTGGTTAAATCCAACTGCTGAATCATCTTCTGATGAATCAACTTCAGAAAGTACAACTTTATCTGAAAGTAAACCAAAGCAAGAAGTAAACGATTTACCTTTTGATGTAGATGAATCAAAACCTACACCATCTAAGAAAACTGATGATGTTGCTTCTGCGTTTGATGATTTGTTTAACAATTAATATCCACTAAATGGCGAAGAAAAAAGAACTAGAATTAGCAGATATCCTTGCGGATACTCTAAACAAAAATTCAAAAGACCAAAAGGTAGCATTCTTCCTAGATTCGGATGAGGCTCCTACAAACGTAGAGGGTTGGATTTCGACTGGAACTGCTATGTTGGATGTTGCGATTTCTAATCGCCCTTATGGTGGATTACCCGTTGGTAGAATCACCGAAATTACAGGTTTAGAACAAAGTGGGAAATCACTACTAGCTGCCCATCTCCTTGCTGAAACACAAAAACAAGGGGGTGTGGCAGTTCTAATCGATACAGAAACTGCTGTAAGTAGAGAATTTTTAGATGCAATTGGTGTTGACGTATCTAAACTTCTTTATGTATCCGCAGATTCAGTAGAACAAATTTTTGATTATTGTGAAACAATTATTGAAAAGGTAAGAACTGCATCGAAAGATAAGTTAGTAACTATTGTTGTAGATTCGGTTGCAGCCGCTTCAACTAAAAATGAATTGGCAGCAGATTACAATAAGGATGGTTATGCAACTGATAAAGCAATCATCATCTCAAAAGCCATGAGAAAAATAACAAACATGATTGGTAGACAAAAGATTACTCTTGTGTTTACTAACCAACTTAGACAAAAGATGGGTGTTATGTTTGGTGACCCATGGACAACGAGTGGTGGTAAGGCTTTAGCATTCCATAGTTCTGTTAGAATCCGTCTTAAAAATATGGGACAGATTAAAACCAAAGTTAATGGTAAAGATAGAACAATTGGAATTAAGGTAAGAGCACAAATCGTAAAAAATCGAATGGGGCCACCATTAAGAGCGGCGGATTTCGATATATTCTTTGAAAGAGGAATTGATAATTATGGTTCATGGCTCGGAGTTATGAAAGAAAATAAAATAGTAAAACAAGCAGGTGCGTGGTATGAATATGCTGATACTGAGACTGGAGAAATATTCAAGTTTCAATCAAAAGATTTTATTCCATTGATGGGTGAGAAACAAGAATTAAGAGAACAGATTTATAAAAGAATTTGTGAGGCAACTATCTTACAATATAAATCAGATACTCTTGATATCGATGCTCATTCAGTTGATACTGAAACACCTGGTGAAAATGACTAAAAGTTATGAATAAATTATTATATGAAATGTTAAAAAGTAGTGCCGAATCTGATAAGAGTAAAGCACTACTTTCACTAGAACTTCTTGGTGAGAAGGCTGTTGGTATTGGTGACCACTCTACTGAAGATTTCTACAAAAATGCTGAAGAGGCTTTGGTGTTGTTAGTAGATGCTGATGATAGATTGAGTACTTTAGAAAAATATTATCAACCATCGAAAGAAGTTTTATGAGAGAACTCTACAAAAACATTTTAGAATCAGTTGAAAGAGAACATGAGAATGCAGGTAATAAGCATAAAAATTCTCGTGTTCTCATCATTGATGGATTAAACACTTTTATTAGGTGTTGGACATCTATCCCTACTCTAAATGATAATGGTGACCATGTTGGTGGTGTAACTGGTGTATTACGTTCAATCGGATACGCAATCAGACAAACACAACCAACTAGAGTTATTGTTACATTTGATGGTAGTGGTGGTTCTAAAAGAAGAAAAAAACTATTTGAAGGTTATAAGGCAAATCGTTCTAAAAGTAAACTCAGAATTAATCGTGCATACAATGATATGATGAATGATGAGGAAGAACGAGAATCAATGAAGAGACAATATGTTTGGTTAGCTGATATTCTTGATTATCTACCAGTATCATTTATGATGTATGATGGTGTAGAGGCAGATGATGTTATGGCCTATATTTCTGAACAGATTCTCAAAGAAGATGAACAAGCTGTATTGATGTCTACTGATAAAGATTTCTTACAATTAGTAGATGAAAAAACAATCATTTGGTCACCTACTAAAAAGAAGATTTATAATCAGAAAGTAGTACAAGAAGAGTTCGGTTTACACCCCAACAATATGTTAATTTACAGAGTACTCGATGGAGATTCATCAGATAATATACCTGGAGTTAGAGGATGTGGTATTAAAACCCTTCTAAAAAGGTTTCCAGAGTTGACTGAGGAACGAACTATCACAGTAGATGAGTTACTTAAACTAGCAGAAGAAAAGAAGGGTAAAATCAAATTATATGATGATATCTTGAAAGCAAGAGAACAAATCATCATGAATGAAAAACTAATGCAACTTAAAGAAGTTGATATTAGTGGACAAATTAAAATGAAAATCCTTGATAGATTTCATGAAGAAATTAAACCATTAAACAAAATGGATTTTATGAAGGTATTATTAAAATATAAAGTTGTTAATAACATGGGCAATATTAATGATTGGTTAAAAACAACTTTTGGTAACATCATAACAGATTAATGACAGAAATAGACAACTTATCGAAATTCGGGCAATCATTTCAGAGTAAAGTTGTATCGGCACTATTAACTGATGAAAAGTTTTTGGATACTCTTAGTGAGATTACTACTCCAAAATTCTTTGAATCAGACGCAAACAAGTGGATAATAGGTGAGATATTAGATTATCACGAAGAATTTAGAAAACCCCCTACATTAGATGTATTCAAAGCACAATTATCAAAATTAGATAATGATGTTTTGAAAACTACAATTGTTGAACAATTAAGACACGTATTTACACAAGTAGGTAATGTGGATTTAGATTACATCAAAAAAGAGTTCACATCTTTTTGTAGGAATCAGAATTTAAAACAAGTAATCCTTGCATCAGTTGATTTACTAAAAGCGGGTAACTTTGATAGAATCAAAGATTTAGTAGATAGAGCAATGAAAGTTGGTACTGAAACTGATTTAGGACATAACTATTTAGATGATTTTGATTTAAGAGCAGAAGAAGTAAAACGAGATACTGTACCATCCGATTGGAAACCAATCAATGATTTAATGGATGGTGGATTAGGACCAGGAGAATTAGGTGTAGTAGTTGCACCATCTGGTGTTGGTAAAACTTGGATACTAACTGCATTAGGAGCATCAGCCGTACGTCAAGGTTTGAGTGTAGTTCATTACACTATGGAACTATCTGAACATTATGTTGGACAAAGGTACGATACTGTATTTACACAAGTACCATCAGCAGAATTGAAAGATAAGAAAGAAGAAGTAAAAGGAAAAATCAAAAACTTACAAGGTTCGTTGTTGATTAAGTATTTCCCACCCAAAGGAGTTACAGTTAAAAAAATACAACAACACATTGATAAGATGATTGCAACAGATAACAAGCCCGATGTTATCATTGTTGATTATGCCGATTTACTTCTCTCTCATTCAAACAAATCCGATTCTACTTATGCAGAACAAGGAGGCGTTTATATAGATTTGAGAGGATTGAGTGGTGAAATGGGAATACCTGTTTGGACTGCATCTCAAACCAATCGTTCGGCAATAGATTCAGAAGTAATCGAAGCTGATAAAATTGCTGATTCATATGCAAAAGTTATGAATGCAGATTTCATTATGAGTTGGAGTAGAAAGAGTAAAGATAAATTAAATAATACTGCTCGAGCTCACATAATGAAGAACAGATTTGGACCTGATGGGATTACATTTCCATGTAAGATGGATACTAATACAGGTTTCATTGAAGTTTATGAAGGTACATCGGCCGAAGGTATTCTTTCAACGAAAGAATCAGCCTCTGGTCAATTAGAAAGGAGACAATTACTCCACAAAAAGTATGTAGAAAATATGGGATAGTGTATAATAAAAAAAATATTTTTAAAAATACTATTCGGTTTTGAATATATACAATAGTTATATCTACGAACATTAAATTAAAGGAAATAAATTATGGCAAATTCACAAGAACTTTTCGAACAAATCAAAGAACTATTTACACAATTTGAAGATGAACACAATGGTACTTCTAAAGCAGCTAAATCAAGAGCTAGGAAGGCAATTGGAGAAATCAAAAAATTAGTTACTGATTACAGAAAAGCATCTGTTGAAGAGAACAAGTAAAAAAGTTATAGAAAAATGAGCAAATTATTCACAGAACGAGTACCGTTCAAACCATTCGAATATCCAATTTATTACAACGAAGGTTGGTTAAAACAGGCACAGGCATTTTGGTTACATACTGAAATTCCAATGCAAGGGGATGTTAAAGATTGGAACGAAACCCTAACAGAGTCAGAAAAGAATTTAGTTGGTAACATCCTATTAGGATTTGCACAAACAGAATGTGCAGTATCTGATTATTGGACTAACATGGTTACTGATTGGTTTCCCAAACATGAAATTAGACAAATGGCTATGATGTTTGGTTCACAAGAAACCATTCATGCAACAGCATATTCTTATTTAAATGAAACTTTAGGGTTGGATGATTTCTCAGCATTTCTACATGAACCTGCGGTTGCAGAAAAATTTGAATTACTTACTCAAACTTCGGCAGATTGGACACACGAAGATTTACAAAAGAACGAAAAAGCAAGACAGGAAGTAGGTAGAAGTTTAGCAATTTTTTCAGCATTTGCTGAAGGAGTATCTCTCTACTCTTCCTTTGCTGTTCTTTATTCGTTCCAAATGAGAAACAAACTAAAAGGAATCGGACAACAAATGAAATGGAGTGTAAGAGATGAATCACTTCATAGTAGAATGGGATGTCAATTATTCAGACATATGTGTGAAGAATATCCTGAACTACAAGAACAATGTAAAGATTCTATCGAGGAAGCTGCAAAATTAATTGTAGAACTCGAAACTAAATTTATTGATAAAATGTTCGAGATGGGAGATTTAGAAAATCTGAAAGCAGATGATTTAAAAGAATTCATCAAAGAAAGAACAAACACCAAGTTAAAAGAATTAGGATACGAATCAATTTTTGATTACAATAAAAAGAAATCAGAAAATTTAGAATGGTTCTATCATCTTACAGGCGGACACACTCACACAGATTTCTTTGCTATTAGACCTACTGATTATTCTAAGGCAAACGAGGGTGAGGATTGGGACGATTTATTTTAAAAATTTGAAAAACAAAAAGGTTACAATAACAGATACGAGGATATCGTATTCAGATGATGATTCTAAAATTGTTATGGATGTAGTGTCCAAACAATTGATGGAATTTTACTCTAATATTGTTACACAAAATGGTGGAAAAGTATTAGATGTTGGATTTGGATTAGGATATAGTGCTGATGCAATCTATAACAAGGTTGGTAATTATCATTGTATAGAAACAAATCCACAAATCTTTAACGAAGCACAGAAATGGGCTGAAGGTAAAGATAATGTTCATTTATATTTTGGAGATTGGATAGATGTAATCCCAACGTTAGATGTTAAGTTTGATGGTATTTTTTTAGATACTTATGATGACCCTAACTATTCTAAATTTGAAGATTACGCAAAACTAATCTCAAATGAAAATTGTGTATTATCAATTTTTAGTTATTTCGTATTAAGAGATACTAGTGATTTACATTCTTTTCAATTCAAGATAGATTCTCCTCATAGAGAACACTATCCAAAAGTAATTGAACAAACACATAATTGTAATTGGAGTTATTTTATAGATGGTGTATTTCAAAAAAATGTAATACATGAACCCATTTGATTATTTAAATACTTCAGTTAAAAGTTATCAAAGAACAAGCAGTGTTCATGGAGTTGGATTATTTGCTTTGGTTGATATAAAAAAAGGAGAACAAGTTTTTCCAACATGGAAAGGAGAAACTGGTTGGTACAAAATAAAGTTTGGTGAAGCCAAACAGTTACCTAAAGAAGTATTATCATATGTACTTCGTTCTTATGGGAATAATATAGTTAACGATAATTCTGAAATTAATTTCAAATTAACGAAGGATTGTAATTTTTTATTTTCAGACCCATTGTGTTTATTAAATACACAATTTGAAGAAGGAAGTATTGATAGTAAAACAGGTATAGCAATAAAAGATATAAAAATAAACGAAGAAATTTTCGGTAATTATGGAAACTCTTCACAAATAAAATTAATATAAAATGGCAAAAAACTACGGAGAAGATTTAGGTTGGGAAATCGATGTTGATTTTCCTTCATGGGGTAATACAGAGATATATGTAAAAACAATATCTAAAGGATATCTATTACCTGGTGAGAAACCAAAAGATGCCTATTGGAGAGTTGCAACAAGAGTTGCACAAAGATTGGGTAAACCACAAATGGCAACGAAGTTTTTTGATTACATTTGGAAAGGTTGGTTAAATCTTGCAACACCAGTCCTTTCAAATACTGGTACTGATAGAGGATTACCTATTTCTTGTTTTGGTATTGATGTTGCCGATTCCATTTATGATATTGGTTCTAAAAACTTAGAACTAATGTTACTTGCAAAACATGGCGGTGGAGTTGGTATTGGTATCAATCAGATTAGACCAGCAGGTTCTATAATTGCAGGTAATGGAACATCTGATGGTGTTGTACCATTTACAAAAATATACGATTCTACAATCCTTGCTACAAATCAAGGTTCAGTAAGAAGAGGTGCTGCTTCAGTTAACCTTAACATTGAACACGATGATTTTGAAGAGTGGTTGGAAATTAGAGAACCAAAAGGTGATGTAAACAGACAATCACTTAACTTACATCAATGTGCAATTGTTGGTGATAAGTTTATGAGAAAACTCCAAGATGGAAACGAAACTGCAAGAAGAAGATGGGGTAAACTACTTCAGAAAAGAAAAGCAACTGGTGAACCTTATATTATGTTTAAGGGTAATGTGAACAAGAATAATCCAGAGATGTATAAGAAAAATGGATTAAAAGTATTCATGACAAATATTTGTTCTGAAATCACATTACATACAGATGAGAATCATTCATTCGTTTGTTGTTTATCTTCAATCAATTTAGCAAAGTATGATGAATGGAAAAGTACAGATTTAATTTATACTGCAACTTGGTTTTTAGATGGTGTACTTTCTGAATTTATTCAAAAGGCCAAAAACATGAAAGGATTCGAACATTCTGTTGCATCTGCTGAAAAAGGTAGAGCATTAGGATTAGGAGTATTAGGATGGCACACATACTTACAACAAAGAGGTATTCCATTTGAAGGAATGGATGCACAATTTGAAACTCGTAAGATTTTCTCACAAATGAAAATCGAATCAGAAAGAGCAAGTAGAGATTTAGCATCAGAATATGGTGAACCACTATGGTGTAAAGAAAGTGGATTTAGAAATACACACCTTAGAGCAGTTGCACCAACAGTATCAAACTCAAAGTTAGCAGGTCATGTATCACCAGGTATTGAACCATGGGCTGCAAATATATTTACAGAACAAACTTCCAAAGGAACTTTCATTAGAAAAAATGGTGAGTTAATTAAAGTATTGAGAAAGGCAGGAATTAATAATAAAGATACTTGGGATAAAATTATGGAAGATGGTGGTTCAATTCAAGGAATCAAAGAATTAGATAAGTGGTGTTACCTAGATGGTAAGATGGTTCTTTGTTCAGAAATAAAAAATGGTGATAGAGATAAAATCTACCCTGTCAAGGATGTGTTCAGAACATTCAAAGAAATTAATCAAATGGATTTGGTAAAACAAGCTGGAGTTAGACAACAGTATATTGACCAATCAGTTTCATTAAATTTAGCATTCCCTTCGATTGCAACACCGAAGTGGATTAATCAAGTAACAATGGAAGCTTGGAAACAAGGTATTAAAACATTGTACTATATGAGAACTGAATCAGTTCTTAGAGGTGATATTGCCACTAGGGCAGTTGACCCCGATTGTGTTGCATGTGATGGTTAAAATTAATTAGGAGAAAAAA